TATACTTTTTTCATATTTATATTTTCCAGATGAACCATCACCAAAGAAGAACCCATATATGAATGCTTTAATATTTTCTTTTGATTCTGATGTCTTATTTTTATACATTATATCAACCAATTCGTTGAAATGGAAATTGGATTTGCTATGTAATGGATACGATTGTAATAAGAATGTATTTTCATCACATTCATTTGGTTTAACTTTTTCTCTATTTTCATTTAATAATGAATGATCCTCTGTTACTTCTACATAACCAGTATGTGTTAATATTCTATATATTTTTTTTTCTGTTTTATGTCTAATAACTCTTTTTATATTAGACCATCCTTTATCAGTCCATATTTTATAACTAGATACTGTTTGTTCTTTTTCTTTTCTATTTGTATCAAATGGTTTAAATTCTTCATAAGATTTCCATTCATTATTTAATTCATCAATTCTTTTTATGATAATATTGTTATTTTCATCTTTCAATAATAATGGTGTTTCTTTTGTAACAGAATCTCCATACACAGCACCAGTTCCAGGAAATTTTTCAAGAACTTTATCTCTTCCTAATTCCAAATACCATCTACCCATTGCTGTTGTTGATTCCGCAACTGGTTGACAATATACTGGTGATATTGAAGCACCCATACTACCATATACACTATTACAAACAACTTTATATGATAATTGTAAACCATCTAGAATACTTTTCATAAATGCATCTTGTTCACTTTTCATTCTTTTTTTTGTATCTTTTCTTGCTTGTAATAATCGAATCAATATATTTGGAATCAATCCTCTTTCAAATGTTCCATCTTCATTTTTCTTTGCTTGAACGAATGTATGTGATCTTTCATCATTCACTTTCATAACTTTATATTCATATCCAGGTAAATTCATATATTGTGTATTCATAACGAGTGTATCAACTGATAAGTTTTCTGATATCATAGTGGATGGATATAGTGATGCATAATCTAAACATACAACTGGTTCTTTATAAAATCCTGCTTCTGCATTTAAAACAGTGGCTCCTTGATAACCATCATCACCAAAACTACTTTTATTTAATATTGGTATTAAGAAACCATTTTCTCTACATTCTTTGGATATTAATGAGAAAATCTTTACTTGTTGCCCTCTTAAAAATAGATAAGAGAATGGAACATAACAAACATTTGCCATACCAACATTATTAACTATAACACATAATTTATTCATTAAGTAATTTACAAGTTTACAATCTTGAATACAATATTCTGCAACAACTTTTCTATGTTTACTATCAATTTTTTGAAAATCAAATATCATTTGAGGAGTAACTGGATTTTTTTTATGTTCTTTCCCTAAGAAATGTTGGGATACACTATCTAATTTATATGAATTCAATTTAAAATTTCCCATAGCATATCTCATCAAATCAATTGATACTCTCCCAATCATTGGTAATAATTTTAAATAATTTTTTCCAAGAGCTGCGGATGATAATTCTTTCATTTGAATTCGACTACTTTTATTTTGTAATCGACCTAATAATCCAAATTTATAATCACAATTTAATAATTTTGATCTTTCATACATATATTGATAATCAAATCCATGAATATTATATCCAGTTAAGATATCTGGATCAATATTTTGAATCAATCGTGTCCAAGCTAATAAAACTTCTTTTTCTGTATCATAATGTTCTACAATCGCATTATCAATTGGATCACACGACTTTAATGTTATAATATGATCAAATGATAAATCTGGTCTACCTAATACATCAATTGAAGTTCCTATTTGAATCACTGGATCATTTTTTCTTGTATATTGTGGAAATGAACCATCTTCACTTGTACATTCTATATCAAATGATGCAACTACAATAGGAGCAATTTGTTCTTTATCAACTGGTTCACAATACATCCAGTCTGTTTTTAATTCAAATTGACATCTACTTTTTTCTTTTTTTAATTCTTTCCAATTTGTTTTTTCAATTTTCATCCAACTACAAGGTTTTATTTGTCTTCTATGAAAGAACCTTAATAATGGGTCGATATTACTTTCAAATTGTCTTAGTTTATATAATTTTCCATCATGCATATATCTTCTGTATAATAACTTTTTACATTCTTTCATACAAGCATGACTTTTAAAGATAATTTTCATAAAATCAAACTTTTTATTTGCAGTGAAGCCTCTAAAAACTTTTGCTTTAACTAATTTTACATCTTTAATATTATAAGTCCATTCTTCATCCATCCCCATATTTTTTTGTAAATATGTTTTAAATTTATGACAATCATATTCACTCCATCCAGTTACAGGACATTGCACAAAGAAGTATGGTGTATAATTATTGACTTCACAGTAAATTGAATGACCTTCTTTTGTAATACCAAATAAATTGATACGATATTTTTTCATTTCAAAACGATCATTAAATTGTTCTTCAACATCATTCCCAAAACAATCAATGATTTGAAATTCAATATCATCATTAGATGGTTCATAAGATATTTTTTTTGAACGAATAAAGTTAGTAATGGTTAAATTTTTCATTTTAATCTGTAATAATATATATTCGTAGTATGTATATTCAAATAATTATTATTTTAATAATTTTGGTGTTATTTAAAATGTACTTCTATAAATCGATTGGAAATGGATTATATATAAAGTCTTCTATTGATAATCAATACTATTATGTTAAAAAGTCTGATGATCAACAAAGTGCAGCGGATTTAATTGCTAAGTTAAAAGCAAAGCTAAATCAATTTTGTCTTTGTTTAAAAAAAAAATATCCACAAAAAGAAAATGTAGATAGACTTGTTGAAAATTTTAAAAATTGTACTTTTCAAGAAAGTATGGATACTAAATATACATCATATTCAGTTAATAAAGGTGAAAAATTAGTATTCTGTTTAAGACATCGTGATGGACCAAATAAAGGTATATTACAAGATTTAAATACTTTAATGTTTGTTGCTTTACATGAAATGTCACATTTAGCATCGAAATCATATCATCATACTCCGGAATTTAATGATAACTTTAAATTTTTAATGAGAGAAGCAATACATTGTGGTGTATATCAAAAAATAAAATTACCTAAAAAATATTGTGGTATTACTATCACTAGTTCACCATTAAATTAAAAAATAATATTTAATATCTTAAAAAAAAACATATATAATATAAAATGGAAATCCAAAAAACTTTTTTTGATCAATTTGTTGACTGTCATATGAATATCTTAGAAAAAATGTTAGAAGATATTCAAAAAAAATATCAAATTAATGATTCTGATTTTATATCAAAATATATTAATCAAACCGATAATAATAAAAAAAATAAATAATATATATGGATATAATTACAAAACCAATCACAACTATTTATAATAATATTTTTTCAAATATAGGTGGTACAGCAGATAATGAGAATAGTTTTATTAGCTCTGTTGATAATATTTTGTCTTACTTTGGATTAAGTTTTACAACACAAGAAAATCAATCAATTAAAAAAATTGACCGATTTTTTAAAATTATAATTGGTATTTACATTTTATATTTTGGATTAACTTACAAAGAAAGTACATTTAAACAATCATCTAGTGAAATAACTTTTTTAATTATTGGTATATTTCTAATGAGAAGTTTTTTAGTATATATTTTAACTGATTATAAACCTTCAAATGAAATCACTGGAAAAAATATTATTCACGAAATTGGTATGAAAGATTTTAAAATTGACCCCCTTGAAATTATAATTAAAAAAAATGATATTGTTCGATTTATTAACTATGATAATGTTAGACATTCAATTATATTTATGGATGACCGTATTGATAATACACCAATATTAAAAGAAGGTGATTCATTTATGATCCGTTTTAAAGATGCTGGTGAATATCAATTTAAAAGTATTTATACTGAATCTAATTCAATTGGTAAAGTTATTGTTGAATAATCTTTTTCATTTAATATATTTTTTATAAAATTTAAAAATGAATTTTTAATTAAAGGTTTTTTGTAAATATAATTTATATATTTTTTTTTCTTATCTGAATATATTTCATCATATGATGTTATACATACAATTGTTATATTTGGATTATTTTTTTTTAATTTTTCTGCAATATTTGTCCCAATGTCATTTGATAATAAATAATCAAGAATTATCAAATCATAATTATTATTTTTTACTTTTTTATAAAAAAATTCTATATTACTATAACAATCGGTATTAAAATGGTATGATAATATTTTTTTTATTAATAATATATGAATATCATTATCATCTAATACTATTATTTTTTTTTGAGATGGATTTAATTCTTTTTTTATATTTATATTTGACATTGTTTTTTTTGTTATCATATCTTGAAATGATGATTGACGTTGTAATGGTCCGGATTCAAAAGACCGATATTCATAATTTGGTGAATCTTCTGATGTATCTGAAAATGTATTTGTAATATCTTGAATTGTTTGTTTATATAATTTTATTTTTTCTTTTATAAAACATTTTTTATTTTCATATTTTTTTACTTTTTCAAATATATTTATTGGTATTTGACTATTATTTTCATTCTCTATATTTTCTATCTTTTCGTGTATTTCTCTAATAAAGGTTTTTATATTTTTAATACAATCTTCATTTGCTGGTTCTAGTAAATTTTCTTTTATAAAAAAATTGATATCTCGTTGTAATGATTCATATAGTTTTGCTAAATTTGAATGATACTCTGATTGTTTACTAAAATTAAAATATTTATCTACCGATGATAATACTGCTATTATTATTCCAAAACTACTTGTTATATATCTTATATATGGTTCTGAATTCTCAGCTGATAATATTGTACTTCCAGTAAATGTTGATAATAATATCACTGGCAATGAAAAAATATTATTCCATTTATGATAATATTCCGATGCATAATTATGACATTTTATTTTTATAATAGTATCATATTCAATTTCAATTAAAAATTTTATTAAACTATCCATATAAATACTTAAAAAATTATTTTTATAAATTATATATACACGTATGGGTGCTAAGAATTCAAAATCAATTGATATTAATAATCAAAATAATAATCAAAATAATTTAACAATGGAAGAATTTTTACAAAAATTTAATGCAGAAATTGTTCAATTATTAGAATCAAATGAAACAAAATATGGTACTTTAGATAAAAGATTAGATGGTATTTTACAAGATTTAGAAAAATTACAACAAGATATTACTAAAATAACTGGTGGTGCTTCTAAAAAACTTTCTAAAAAAAGGCCTTCAAAAAAAGAATTAATGTTAGTTGCTGATGAAAATAATATTAAATTTCCATATAAATTTTCAACAAATA